ATCGAGCATTCTTTAAGAGGTAAATAAATACCTCAAAGGTGCCGCTTTTGAATACACGTAAAAGGGGCCATCGCGCCCCTTTTATTATATGGAGATTACGTTGGAGTTATTTGGATTCGAGTTTAAGAGAAAAACTCAAGTAGACAGTAGTGTTACGTCATTTGCTCCACCGAATGATGATGACGGCGCTCTTATCGTAACACCAACCCCAGCAGGATTTGGTGCATACTCAACCGTTTTAGATCTAGACGGAATAGTTAGAAATGAAGCGGACCTAATCACAAAATATAGAGAAGTTTCTCAACAGCCGGAGGTTGATTCGGCTATCGACGAGATAGTAAATGAGGCTATTACACTTGACGAAGATCAAGATGTAGTAGATTTAGTCCTTGATGATGTTCAAATTTCGGATAAGGTAAAACAAGTTCTTATCGCAGAATTTAAAGAAATTCTAAAGAAGCTAGAGTTCCTGACTCAGCCGTATGATGTTTTCAGACGCTGGTATATTGATGGAAGACTCTACTATCACGTTATTACTGATCCAAATGATCCTAAGGCTGGAATAAAAGCACTTAGATATCTTGATCCTAGAAAGATCAGGAAGGTTAGAGAGATTCAGAGAACTCCTATTAAGGGTGCTCAGGGTGAAGCCACCATGACTAAGGTCATCAATGAGTACTACGTTTATAATGAGAAAGGATTCTCTACAAAGAATACTACGGCTGGAATGGGAACACAACCTGGAGTTACTTCTGGTCTAAAGATTGCTAGAGACTCAATTGTAATGATTAGCTCTGGAATGACTGATTCCAATGGCTTACTAGTTTTGTCTTACCTTCAGAAGGCTCTTAGAGAGGTTAACCAGCTTAGAACTCTAGAGAATGCCGCAATCATCTATAGACTATCGAGAGCTCCGGAGCGTAGAGTATGGTATATTGACGTTGGAAACCTTCCAAAGATGAAGGCCGAACAGTACGTCAAAGATATCATGACCAAATATAAGAACAAGCTCGTCTATGACGCCGGAACCGGCGAGATCAGGGACGATAGAAAATATATGACTATGTTAGAGGACTTCTGGCTTCCTCGAAGAGAAGGTGGCAGAGGAACTCAAGTCGACACTCTTAAGGGTGGTCAGAATCTTGGAGAAATGGATGATGTTCTATACTTCCAGAAACAGCTCTATAGAGCTCTAAACGTTCCAGTCACTCGTCTAGATTCAGAAGCAATGTTTGACATTGGTAGAGCTACTCAGATCAGTAGAGATGAGATCAAGTTCGCTAAATTTATCGATAGACTTCGTACCAGATTTACTAAGTTGTTCTTAGATCTTATGGAGAAGCAGATTCTCCTAAAAGAAATCGCTACTTACGATGACTGGATAGCTATCAAAGATGATATTAAGTTTAGATTCGCTAGGGATAACTATTTCGCCGAGCTAAAAGAAAGTGAAATTCTAAATAATCGCTACCAGCTCTTGACAGAAATATTCCCATATATTGGTAGAGCGGTCTCATGGAGATGGGTGAGAAAGAATGTTCTACGTCAAGATGATGAAGAAATAGAGACACTAGATAAAGAGATCGCAGAAGAACTACTTAACCCGCAATATAATACGGCAGTTCTTGATCCAGACCAAAATGGTTTTGGAGAATCTCCTGAATTGCCTCCAATGCCTGAAGAAGGAAAGAAATAATGTCTGAAGTTAAAGAAGATGAAGTTCCATCACCAGATGCAGTAGTAACTACTCTAGATAAGGATGGAAACATTACTAGTGATACAATCGAGGTTGGTGAAGTTGGGTTTGATCCTTCGGCTGCTGTAGCTCATGCTCTAAATGGAGAGCCTCTAGAGTTCGAGAATCAAATCAAGCTAGGACTCGCCGATCGTCTACAAAATGCAGTTGAAAGGAAACGTGATGAAGTCGCTCAAGCTATTTTTGGACCTCAGGACCAAGAAGTCGAGACTGACAATTTGGATGCCGATGAAGAAGAATCAGACGAAGAAGAAGTAGATCCAGATAATACGGAGGACTAATTGTCGAAACCACTCTCGCATATTCTAGCCGAATCATTCGACACTGGAGATCCACGGGCTGGTAAGTCTAAGTGGTATGTGAGACGTATCAATAAGAAGTTCTTTGCAAGATTCAAGTGGAACACTTCCAAGAATACTTTTACTAGAGTTGGCGGAACTTATTCTGATAAGAATGCGGCCATTCAAGCGGCAAAAGTTAGCGCCCTATAAATATCGAAAAGGAATATAATCCAATGATGACTTTTAGGCACGCCATTGCAGTTACTGCTAGTGATTCTACTATTGTAAAATATAGAGCACTCTATGTAGGAGGCGCTGGTGATGTTGCTGTTCAAATGTTAGCCGATGGTAATTCGGTAACGTTTAAGGCAGTTCCAGCAGGCACAACTCTTTGGATTGAAGTGGACATGGTCAAGTCTACAGGAACCACTGCTACGAATATCGTGGGTCTAAACTAAGGAGTAATAGAGCAATGTTTCTAATCTGCGAGAACATCGAAGATTCGAAGTTTATCATCGAAGAATCAGCGGAAGGAAAGAAGAAGCTCTATCTCGAGGGCATCTTCCTTCAGGGCAACCTTAAGAACAGAAATGGTCGCTGGTATGATGCTGATCTTCTAGAGAACGAGATTAATCGTTATACCAAAGAACATATTGAAACCAAAAGAGCATTCGGTGAGCTTGGTCACCCACAAGGCCCAACTATCAATCTAGATCGAGTATGTATTCTTCACGAATCGGTTAGACGTGATGGACACAACTTCATCGGTAAGGCTCGTGTCATGACCAATACCATTATGGGTAAGCAGGTTGAGGGACTTCTATCAGATGGAGCTCAACTTGGTGTTTCATCTCGTGGTATGGGAACTCTTAAAGTTGAAGAGGGTATTCAAAGAGTTCAACCAGATTTTCGTCTAGCAACTCTAGCAGATGTTGTAGCCGATCCTTCGGCTCCAGATGCTTTTGTGAATGGAATCATGGAAGGACGCTCTTGGATGTTTGACGCCGTCTCTGGTACTTGGGCCGAGCAAGGAATTGCTCGCATTCAGGAAGAGATGAAGAAGATGCCAGCCAAGAAGATAAATGAGAACAAGATTAAGCTTTTCGAAATATACCTCAACACTCTTACGAATAAGAAGCGTTAAATCAACGCGTTTATAAATATTAGAAAATTCCTATAGGAGACACCTTCGATGACGAAGCAAGTACATGAAGACTCAATGGCTGCAAATACCATTAAGATTCCGCAGCACAATAAGTCTCAAATGCTAGGAGCGGCGCTTGCGAAGCTCGCGGGCCTAGGTATTGAGGACCTTTCACACTTTCTAAATGACACCCTAGCTCAGGTGGATGATAAGAATAGCTCACAGAATGGCGGTGGAGCACCAGATGCTTCTGCTTCTAATAAGGCTTCTCTTAACATGAAACCATCTGCCGCTGTTGGTGAGGCTGTTAAGGCCGACCTAGCTACCATTTTTGGAGAGGGTGAAGAACTTTCAGAAGAGCTTAAGACTAACGTAGCTTCTCTATTTGAAGCGGCACTTGAGACTCGTCTAGTCATCGAGCGTGAGCAGATTATTGAGGCTGCTAATCAGAACCTCGAGGAAGCATACACCGAAATTCAAAAGGAAATGGCCGAGAAGATCGAGACCTATCTTGATTATGTCGTTGAGCAGTGGCTCGAGGATAATGAGGTAGCTATTGAGACTTCTCTACGTAATGAGGTCATGGAAGACTTCATTGATGGTCTAAAGAATCTCTTTGCTGAGCACTATGTAAATATGCCAGAGGAGAAGGTTGAAGTAGTAGAAGAGCTAGCTGATCAAGTCATTGCGCTTGAGGGTAAGCTAGATGAGGCTATTACCGAAGCAGCAAACCTCAAGAAAGAACTTCTTGAGACTAAAAAGAATGATGTTGTTGACGCTGTATGCGAGGGAATGGCCCTCACTTCGGCCGAGAAGCTTCGTTCACTAAGTGAAAGTGTCGAATTTGACGGTGATCTTGATGCGTTCAAGACCAAGGTCGAACTACTTAAGAAGAACCTGTCGGAATCAAAGGAAAAAGCTCCTGCGAATAAGACCGGTATTCTAACTGAAGAGAGTGATCCAGAGGCCGCAGACAAGAGCAATGCTCCTCGTGTGCTAGCACCTGAAATAAACCGTTATGTTGAGTCAATTTCACGCAGCGTTCGTAAGTTTTAATCTTAAGAATTGCTGAGTTATAAATATCAAAAACACCCAAGGAATAAAGGGAGCACTAAATGTTTAACTTAGCTGAGGAAACTCGCAGGAAGTGGCAGCCAATTCTTGAGCACGAAGACCTGGCTCCTATTTCAGATCCATATCGTCGTGCCGTAACTGCTCAGCTTCTTGAGAACACTGAGCGTGCTCTTATGGAAGATGCAGCACACGGTCAGTCATCAAACCTTCTAACTGAAGCTCCAATCCCAGCAAACTACTGGGGTACATCTTCAGCGAATGCAGGAACTGGCGGTAATATCGCAGCATTCGACCCAATCCTAATCTCTCTAGTACGTCGTGCTATGCCAAACCTATTGGCATATGATCTATGCGGCGTGCAGCC